AGGCCGCGGCCGAGATCATCGGCGCGGAGATCGACCGATACCGGGGCCAGGGCGCCTATGCCGGTGAGTTCCCCGAGCGTTGGCTGCCGGCCGGACTGGCCATCGTGGACGAGCCGTTCACGGAGCAGAACGGGCTGGTGAACAGCACGATGAAGGTGGTGCGCAGCAAGGTCGAGGAGCACTTCCGCGACCAGATCGACTACCTCTATTCGCCCGAAGGGAAGACCCTGAAGAATCCCCGTAACCTGGCGTCGCTGAAAAAAATAGTGGGGTAGCCTGCATTTTTTCGGGCGCAAGATTTGCGAATTCGAAAAAGCGGAGTAACTTTGTACTCCGAATTGCGAAAATAGCTCAGTTGGTAGAGCATCAGCTTCCCAAGCTGAGGGTCGCGGGTTCGAGTCCCGTTTTTCGCTCAAGGCCCAAACACCATGAAAATCTGCGCTATATACATTCCAGCGCAGATTTTTTGTTTCTATTCATCCAGCTATATGTGCTCTTTTAATTCATTTTTTGCTATTTTTCGCATTGGAATGATGTAGAATGTTGTCAAAATGTTTTCAGAATAATGCCTATCACGCTCAAAGCACTCGTCTATGCGGACAACAGACGCAGGGACGGGACATATAATGTCAAGATACGTGTCACGCATAAGCGTGTGTCCATAAAGGTAGCCACGAACATATATGTAGATAGTTCGCAGCTTACCCGCGGGTTGAAGATCAAGGATGAGCGTGTCAATGACCAAACGGACCGTATTATATCTCGCTGGAGATATATCGTCGGATCGCTGGGTATTGCCGCCGATGCCATGACTGCCCGGGAAGTCGTGGACTACATCAAGCAAGAGGAGATGCGAAGCCGTGGATTCTCGTTGGACTTCATCGAGTATATGCGACGCTGCGCTGCAGATATGTCCGCCGGAACCGCGATCAACTATCGGACAACAGCCAATGCCCTGGATCGGTTCATGCGAGGCAGGACGTTGGACATATCGCAGATAAATGCCAAGACGCTATCTGACTTCGTGCGTTTTCTCCGATCGGAGCCATCGCAGCGGGGATCGAACCGAGCAAGCGGGAAAGCAACAGCCTGCAAGGGCGATCGTGCCGTCTCGCTATATCTGGGCATCATCCGTGCTGCGCACAATAGGGCGAAGGCTGAATACAATGACGAGGATGTGGGCATCATACGCATCCCGAGATCTCCATTTGCAAAATTCAAGATGCCCGGCGATGTCATGCCTCGAAAGAGGGCTGTATCTGCAGGCGTGCTGCAGAAGATCATGGATCTTCCCGACGAGGAGGCTATTAACTCGCGTCGTAACCTTGCAAGGGACTGCTTCCTGCTATCGTTTGGGCTTGCCGGCATGAACGCCGCAGATCTTCTGTCATGCGGACCTCAATGCCTAAAAGGCAATATCATTGTATACAATAGGCGAAAGACCGAGAGCCGGAGGGCAGATAAAGCGGAGATGCACATCCGCATCGAACCGCAGGTCATGCCACTTGTAAATAAATATCGGGATCCTTCCGGGCAGCGCCTGTTCTCGTTCTACCAAAGATATGCCGATGGAGCCAACTTTAACCGGGCGCTCAATGAGGGGTTGAAAGCCGTGGATGCCGCCTTGCAGGGCATGGATAACCATGATACGTTGGATGCTCCGGAACATATCACCTTCTATGCGGCCAGGCACAGCTGGGCAACCATTGCACGATCATCGGCATTGAAGATCGACAAGTATACGGTACATGAGGCCTTGAACCATGTGGACGGTTTGAAAATAACGGACAGATATATTGATAGAGACTGGTCTACCATATGGGAGGCCAATGCCGCCGTGATAGGCACGCTGGACTGGTCGCCAGTCCAGGAACGCGAGGAGAACAAATAAATATCCCCGGCCGGAAGGTCGGGGATTTGTTTTAATTCCAAGCAGATACTTTGCCGTTTTTTATGTAAACGTATTGATCTCCGTAGCACCATTGATCGGTGCCATATGAATTTTTATTTATATCATTTGGCTTACCCCAAGATAGGATGACAAGATCAACAGGCATCCCTACTTTTATCTTATTTGCCATCGCTAAATCTACCCAATATTTACCATATTTGGTCACATATTTGTCTATTTTGCTTTTTAATATAAAAGTTTCGTCAATAAGTACCATGGGAACAGATATATGGTCCCCATTTGAAGTTTTAAGAAGCGCGCAAATAGATATATCTGGATTGTTCTTGGGTAATATCACTATTTTATCAAAAACAAATACATCGCTTGGCCGTACGTCTATTTGAGTATTTCCTATGGGGTCATCATATTTTGTTGGATGCCCTTTATATGTTATTTTCTTATTTGCAAGTATTTTATTTTGCTTTTCTACATATCCTTCTGTTATAAACTGGTAAATTTTGCCATCTCCAATCCATTTATATAGCAACGTATCCCTATTGTCTGCTATCGTCAAATAATATTTAATTGAAGCGTCTATTATCTTGAATCTTCTGCAGGAAAGGCTATCATGATTGGAGTATATTTTTGATGAAGTGGGGCAATATACCGTTTTATCCATATTATAGAATCCACTATATCCAAGTCTCTGCAGATCCTTTGATTTAGGGCATACTACTATACTTTGTCCAATCATGGATTGACACTCTTTCCAACTTGACGGATCATTGTATAGGCTATCATACTTTACAATGTCTTCTGTGTGTTTTTTTGGCTCGCTTGGACCTTCCAAAAAAACTATTTGAGCATTGCAAAATACGAAAGACATTAATAATACGCAAAATAGAAATACTTTTTTCATACGCCTTTTTATTTCAAAGATAAGCATAACATCACCTTGTAGAACCCGAAGATGTTGGAAAGTTTAACAGCAAAAGGCTGGAACTTCGGGTCTGGATTCAGCGAATAACACATCACCTCGTCGTCGCTGTTCCCTTTGCGCACTTCCTTTACCACCGTGCCGTTCATCGTATCGAGGACATACACCCGTCCCCACTCGATGAACGCCTTTTCATCTACCCGCTTTATAAGGATTCGGGATCCGCTCGGGTATTCTGGCGCCATAGAATCTCCGGTTATCGTTATGGCAAAGTCTGCCCCGGCAATAGGGGAGATAACCTTTTCGCAATCAGTAGCTCGGATAGACGTCACGAAGTCATTCAGCGGGCCGCCCTGCGCATACAGAGGAAGAAGCGGAACCAGGTGTGCGCTGGGGACTTGATCGGCAGGTTCTTCCTGCTGACGCGAAAGATATTCACCTAATTCTCCGTATTTACCTACTAATAGTCCATAATACTCGTCAGGCATAGAGTCTTTCCCCGTTTCTATTTGGGATATAAAAGACTGCCCAATTCCAAGTATAGACGCCAAATCCTTTTGGCTCAAACCTTTATCCTTCCTAAATCTCCTTAAATCGAAAATCATAAGTTTTTCTTATAAAATATTTCTTATATTCGCGATAATATCAGAAATATATTTCTTATATTTGCATATCGAAACCAACAAGTAACGCACAAATATACGGATTATCATGACAATACGCAATAATAGCCTGAAATTAACCAAATGTCGCAGGCGTAAGCGCAGATCCATCCCCGACATCCTCCGGGCCATGGAGGTAGGAGAGGTAATAACAAGAAGGATGGGTGCGCAGAACGCGCAGACATTCAGAAAGGCAAGATTCGACCTCCGTAAGCGTGGAGAGGGGATATGGGAGCAGGAGAGCAGGTCACGAAACAGAATAATAACCATCAAACGAATCGAATAGCATGAAAACGGCAGACATATCCGAGGTCCAAAGGTCCATAATGGCCGACGCTGACATGATTGCCTGCGCTGTAGTTAAGATGCTGACACCGGCGAAGGACCTTGTTAGCAAAAGGGCTTTATACAAAGAGTTTGGGCAGGCCTGGGTAGATAGCCATATATGGCCGAAGGGAAATATCGAAGGAAAGAGATCAGGACCGCATAAGAATTCAGCTATAAAGTTCAGCCGAGCCGAGTGCATGGCACTTTTGAAGGCAGAGCAGATATGCAGGGCAGATGTGAATTGGAAAACTACAAAATACGAATGATATGATAATGACTGACAGATGGCCCACACATGGTGACGAGATCCAGGTATTCGACCTGACGCCGGAAGAAGCATACAGGCAGAGCATCCGGGACTATATAACCAGCCGAAAGGGTATTATCAAGTGCGCGATAAAGCGGTGGGTAGGCATCAAGTAAAACAAACAATTCACATATGAACACTAACTACGAAAAGATCAAGTCCGACCTTTTGGCCTTTGGAAAGAAGAATGGCGCGTGCGTCGGCCAGTATCAACGGCTATACAAGGCGGATAGCATCGAAAAGGTGATCGCCGTTGTAAAAGACAATTTTTGGTGGTGCGCCAAATATCGAGACTTTGCCGACGTGATTATGGCCAACCGCGAGCAGTTTTCCGAGCATCAAATATGGGCCAATCAAGATGTCGAGATTCGAGAAGGCGTAGGCTATTTGGTTGCGACCGAAGGCGAGACCAACGCCAAGAGCTTGGGCACCTCGACGATTAACGCCAAGAGCTTGGGCACCTCGACGATCAACGCCACGAGCTACGGCACCTCGACGATTAACGCCAAGAGCTGGGGCACCTCGACGATCAACGCCAAGAGCTACGACACCTCGACGATCAACGCCAAGAGCTACGGCACCTCGACGATCAACGCCAAGAGCTTGGGCACCTCGACGATGATTATCCGCACATCGACCATTGAATGCAAGGTGAAAGATCAGAGCATCGCCCGCTATGTTTACGATAATCGCATCGTAGTAGCTGATGATTAGATCAAGGTTGAGAAGGCGGAAGAGTAACGACGGCATGGTGTGTAGCTCAACGGTAGAGCGCTGTATGATGGCGATATATTGACGCGCGCAATTGCTATCAGGGCAGAGGTTGCCGGTTCGAATCCGGCCACACCATCAAATAGCCACCCGACGAGGTGATGGGTCTATCGCTGGCAATAACCCCACAGCAAAGCGATGCGGCAGTTCTTTGACATTGTGGCGATCGTCTGAAACGACGTTAAACCCGGAGACCGACTTGGCGGCGACCGGGCGGGCAACCGACAAATACCAATAATCGAGCGATGATGCGGAGCGATCCGCGGAGCCGAAACGACTTACCCGGTGTGGCTTGACAGCCTATCCGGGTGCAAACCAAAACTACAAGGATATGGTACGAAACCCACAACGCGAAATCCTCGCCTACCTGCTGGGGGGGGGTAGGCTGACGGTACAGAAGGCATCGCGGCTGTTCGAAACTACCGAGCTGCGGAAGATCGTCAGTCGGCTGCGACGCCGCGGGCAGCCGATCGAGGACGTCATGCACTACGACACTACCCGGACGGGACGACGGGTTCAGTTCAAGGAATACTTCATCAAACAGGCTCCAGGCGCCTGACAATGTCCTGGAATGTAAAAACAGTTTTATTTTTTCGCACTTCCGCCGCCATCCGTGAGGCCCGCGGCGGTTCCGCCCCAATCTTGCCCGGCAGGGCACCGGGGCGGTTTTGGGCCTTTAGCTCAGTAGGTCAGAGCAGCGGACTCATAATCCGAAGGTCGCAGGTTCAAGCCCTGCAAGGCCCACAATGCCCCGTAGTGTAACGGCAACACGTCAGACTTTGGTTCTGAAATTCCGGGTTCGAATCCCGGCAGGGCGACAAACCAAACACAATATATCATGAAAGCACATAAGAACATCCGAGGTGAGCAGTTGAAACCTCTCCCCGTTGGCCACAAAACGTGGCTCCTGGTATCACCCGACAAGGCGACGAAGGAACGCGCCGAGAAGTTCAAGCGCGACTGCGATCGGTCGCAACGACTGGCAAAGAATATCAGATAAAAAAGCCCCGAGGATGAAGAAGAACAAACTATGAATTCAAGCTACTTATTGCTGCCCCATTCAGAGCGGCAATGTTCGCGAACGAATTCAACACGGCCAAATCTAACGCGTCTGTACGCGCAGACGTGAACGGGTTTATCTGCCCCGCAAAATAGGCCGTTGCCGATGTGCAAACTTACCTCTTTCATTGTCAATCGTTTTTAGTAGGTGGAAAGGTAGTGCCGTCGTACAATAGGCCAATCCTCGGGGTTTATCAAAGAAAAGAGCGGCACAAGCCGCCCTAATCCCTACTAAAATTGATTGACGTTGCAAATATAATTGCCTTTTTGACACCGTGCAACAGTTATAAACATTTTCAAGTTGCACGTTCATTGTTGATAAGTAATCGTTATATTGATAACACCCCAAACATTCAAAAAGCGAAATAGAATTATGGACGACAAGAGCAATGACATCGTCGAGTTCAAAGGCAGGTTATTTGAGGTAAAAAGGATGGCATCAAACGTTATTTTGCCTGTTGATAACAACGATGATATGTCCCCGATCGAAAAAGGTATATTTAATTCTATTGTGATGCAGCAGGTTCGAGATTTTGGTTTCAAAATGCTGGAACTTGGTTTGTTGAAAATAGAAATGGGCACTGAATTTGACGATGAAACGGGCGAAATCATACACCACGTGATACAATTGAAGTCTGCGTATATCCTTGATCCGATAAAATCTGACGAATAATTTTGCCAATTCAAAATGAATCGCTATATTTGTCACTGCCAAACTCTCGCAAACCAAATTGCGATTACATACTGATTCTGCGATAAAGCGAGTCTTTCTTGTGGCGTAATCCTTACGGATTGCGAGAGTTTGGCGACTTAAACGAGAGAGGCTCGCCTCTTTTTTTACATCCTACTTAAAAACTTTCAGACCATGCCAAACTCTTCTGAAAGTGGGACCCGGGTACAAGGTACCCAGCAGCTCACCGTACAGCCTACGAAACAGGCCGAGATCCGCTACAGAAACATATCCAGGAGCATGATGCTCCGAGCAACAGAGACGGATCGTCCCTGCTCATTCCTTGTGACAATATTCGGTTCGCATTCTGACCGCAATCGGGCAGAAATGTCGCGAACATACGAAGAACGACATCCGCTGATGGCGATAGGCCGTGCCGTATGTCAGTTCAAGGAGGAGTACTTCGGATACCGAATTGACGGTATTATCGCAAAGATCAAAATCGTAAAGTGATGGCACACCTTGTAACCTTGCTGCTGTGGCTGGGAGCCATTGCAGTAGTGTTCGGTATTGTATACTCCGACAAGCGCATCTACAACGCCGTGGATGACATTCTCAATAGATTATTTGAACAATTTGACTAATCATGAACACACAGAAAGTCATGCCCATAATCACTATCAATGGTGTCGAATACGGCATCTACCGCAGTGAGTTCATCAAGGGACAGCGTAGCGTGTTGCGGCAGACGGCGGAATTTTGTCTGAAAGACAAATCGCTACTTGAGTTTTGGCGCAGCGCCGTGAAGGCCATATCCGGCAAGCCGGACTGCGACCAGGATGGGGTGATATACACCAGCGAGGGAATGGACGTGTTCCTCGGTCCCTGGTCGATCGACATCCGCCACGACTACAAGTGGACCGAAAAGCCTGGCGGAGATACATATATGGGAATATCCGAGCCTTATGCCGAGCTGCAGAATAGCTTCGAGGTTGTCGGGGCATATGACGTGGACAACGACGAGAGCCTGCCCGGCATCGTCTATGTGCTGAACGCCTACTACAAGAATCACCAACAAGAAATATTCAAAATTCAATAACCAATGACCAGAATTGAATATACGATAAACGGCATATACGCCGGCAGCGATCAAGTGAATCGCATTTTGACGCCCCAAGAAATTGACAAATATATTCGGGCGGCGCGCCGAGAAATTGGCGACAATATGAAACACGATGTATCATTTATCGTCGAATAGCTATGTGCGAGATGAAAAGCATAACCAAAGAGCAGCAGGACATGTTGTCCAGTCCGCTTCCGGCCGAGGCGGTATCGCCTCACCCGTCAAAGAAATTTCTTTCTACAATCAAGTCAATCTATGTTACCGAACGTATCAACGCGGTGTTCGGCGTAGGTAAGTGGAGAACAGAGACTGAGGTAATAGACAAGGAGGGGAAAATGGTAGTCGTGAAATTGAAGTTCTCCGTACCCGACTACGGCATATACTACGAATGCTACGGAGGTAACGACAACTCCGATCTCGGAGATGCGTACAAGGGAGCAACAACAGATGCACTCACGAAGGTAGCATCGTGGATGGGCATAGGTGCGGAGGTTTTCAAGGATAAGAAGAATGCGCATCAGGAACCGGCCGCCGCACCCACTTCGATATCGCCGCAGCAAAAGACGCCCGTCAAGTCCCGAAATCGTATCACGATGGATATGATAGACGACAACAAGAAGTGTAACGCGCTGCTGGAGCATATCTACAACTACTATGTAAATGACGGCTATCCGGAGGAGTGGGACGCCGGGGCAAGACTTCTGAAATCATACGATGCCGATGTCAATGTAGTTGATAAGTTTACAGATCTTTTTGAATCATACCGGCAAGCCCGGCTTAACTACCGATAACTATGGAACAAGGCATCTTATTGCTCAACACGAAATCCGCTGCGGAAATGGCTGAAATGGCCGTTTCTGCGGTGGTAAACGGGGACATCGACCCGATCAAGGCGCACATCAACGTCAGCCGTATGGAGGCTGCGATCAAACTCTACAAGGACAACGAGGACGTGCGGCGCATCACCCTTGACGAGCTGGCCAAGTATGGCAAGACGGCAACGTTCGGAGACTGCAAGTTGGAGGAGGCCGAGACGGGCGTCCGATACGACTATTCCGGATGCGGAGACAGCAAGCTCGCCGAGTTGTACGATCGCATGAATCAACTGAAGGCCGAGATCAAAGGCCGAGAAGATATGCTCAAGCACCTGCAACCGCAGGGGGCCGCAGACCCTGATACGGGAGAGATCATGTATCCGCCGGTGAAATCCAGCAAAACGAATATCAAAACAACTTTTAAAAATAAATAGCAATGGCAGATTTAATCAATGTTTCACTTTGCCTTTCGGATATTCCGAAGGACAAGATCAAGGTAGGTAAGAATGGCAAGAAATATTTGTCGGTCGTCGTATCGAAACTACGAGAGGTGGACGCATACGAGAATACGCACAGCGTATTTGTCAATCAGAGCAAGGAGGAGCGCGAGCGCAAGGATCCGCGGACGTATATCGGGCGAGGCAAGGAGGTAGTATTTCGAGAGGCTGATCCGACGCCGGCCCAGGTTGACGATATGCCGGCGGCTACCGAAGTATACGACCTTCCATTCTAACGGGGCGTATGGCAATCTATGATCTGAACACCGGCATCGACCGGGAACGATTCAAGCGTCGAGTGAATGCGCTGTATGAACGCCGGGCCGTTGTCGAGTGTTCAGAACATAAGCCCAAGCGGACATCCCCGCAGAACAGATACCTCCACGTCATTCTCGGAGAGTTTGCGATGCAGACCGGGAACACCATGAATTACGTGAAGGTGGAATATTTCAAAAGGCTGTGCAATCCGGAGCTGTTTGTACGGAAAATGTACGACAAGCTGGCCAAGCGAGAGGTGGAACAACTACGGTCAAGCCGGGATCTCGATATGGGCGAAATGACGACGGCGATCGAACGGTTCCGCAACTGGGCAGCGGCGGAGGCCGAAGTATATCTCCCGTCACCTGATGATGGCGATTGGATAGCCTTCATAGAACGAGAAATGCAACACCAAAAGGTTTGGTTATGATATGGCAAACAACAAGACCGGACTGAACTACTACAACGTCGACACGGATCGGTATATGGATATACGCATCCGGCGGCTTGTAAAGGATCACGGATGCAGGGGTCTTGCTGTTTACGACTATTTGCTGTGCGAAGTATACCGGGTACAAGGCTGTTTTGTTGTGTGGGACGAAGTGACTGCCTTCAACGTGGCCGAATACCTTGGGCTGAAGGAATCGAATGTTTTAGAGATCGTGAGATACTGCGGCGCGGTGGGTCTTTTCGACAAAGAACTGCTCTCTCGTGGGATCATCACCTCGGCATCCATCCAACGGCGATACATCGAAATGTGCAACCGGTCAAAACGCAAGATTGCCGAAATTCCGGAAGAATGCCGGATTATTCCGGAAGAATCACCGAAAACTCCGGAAGTTTGGACACAAAGAAAAAAAGAAAGAAATATATCTACTACGACTACTACCGCGCGCGAGGATTTGGACGATTCCGAGGATTCGGTAAATGACTTTTCGGCAACCCCCGAAAAAGGTTGCGCGGAAAAAGTCCCCCCGCATGTGCCCCCATGGACATACTCACTGGTGCCGATCGGCGAGCTGGCCGAGTGGATGAAGTCCGAAACGGCATGGATCGAGCAACTTTGCATCAACATGCACAAGGATCCGGAGTACATCAAGCGCAAGATCGACGAGTTTGCGGCGCATTGCGCCAACAACGGAGATACGGCCAAGGACAAGGGAGACTGCAAACGTCACTTCAACAACTGGCTGCGGAAGGTAGAGCAGCAACCGAACAACAACTACACAAATGGCAAACGAACTTACAACAAGACAGAACCCCCAAGCGCCGACGAGCTTGACCGCGCCATTGCGGAGGGATTCGCTCGCGCTCACACTCGCCAAGAATGGGAGTAGCGAGGTGTCCGTATTCGGATCGACGCCCGCAACTGTGATGCAGATCCGGCAGAGCGTGCACAAGCTGTCCGTGGCATTCCCGCAGATGAGCCAGGATTTCTTCAACCTGCTGGTCGAGCGCATTGCCAAGACGAATATGTCGTCCCAGAGACTGGAATACGCCGTAAACAAAGTGCTCGATACGTTCACGTACAAGCAGCTCACAATCGCCGACATTTTGAGCCTGGACGTCAGGTGCCGGGTGTTGTCCTATGCGGAAATGTGCAACGAAGCAGCTCGCCGCAATGTTTCCACCGATGACTACGCGCCGGTCCGCATCGGAGGATCAGACAAGCCCGGATGGGTTTCGAAGGTAGACAAGGCGAGATACAATATTCCCGACGAGTTATGAAGTACATCGGAATAGATCCAGGAAAGAAAACCGGATTTGCAGTTTGGGATCACGACGCGAAGTATCTGGCCGAGGTGTCCACAATGTCCATCACGCAGGCGATGGAGAAGGTTCGGATGATGGCCGACATTCTCGGACGGGATAATATCCGCCTGTTCATCGAGGACGCTCGGCAAAGGACGTGGTTCGGCAACAGCGGCCCCGAGAAGTGGAAGGGCGCCGGAAGCATATGCCGGGACAGCACGATATGGGATGACTTCTGCAGAGAGTTGGGCGTAGAGTATCGCATGATTGCCCCGAGATGCAACACGACGAAATTGAAGGCGGCGCAGTTCAAAACGATCACCAAGTGGCAAGAACGGACAGACGAACACGCAAGAGACGCCGCCATGCTCGTTTTTGGGCGGTAAATTTCGACGATCGACACACGCACGCATAATTTATCCACTTTGAATAAATAATCGAAAATATGAGCGATCTCGATAAAAAAATCAAACAGAGCATCCGGCTACTCCAGCACCTAGGAGATACCGAGGTCGAGTTGAGCTATTCGGGAGGTAAGGACAGCGATGTCATCCTTGCGCTGGCAAAGATGGCCGGGATCAACTATCGGGCCATTTATAAGAACACGACTATCGACCCTCCCGGAACCGTCGCCCACTGCAAAGAGAACGGCGTGGAGATAGTGATGCCCAAACAGACGTTTTTCGAATTGATCCAACGTAAAGGTTTCCCTACACGTCGCGCTCGATTCTGCTGCGACAAGTTGAAGGAGTATAAGATACTCGACAATTCGATTCAAGGCATAAGAAGATCGGAGAGCACCAAGCGGGAGGAGTTATACAAAGAACCTGTTATATGCCGCATCTATGGGTCGAAGAAAAACCACGTTAATGTGTATTTGCCTATCCTGGAATGGACGGACGATGATGTTAAAAACTTCATAACTCACTACGGCATCAAGTGTCACCCGCTATACTACGATGAGAACGGAAAGTTATGCGTAAACAGACGGCTCGGATGTATGGGGTGCCCGCTTGCATCCGACAACGGACTTTCAAAGTTCAAGCAATACCCAAAACTTGTAAAGCAATGGATTCGTAACGGACAGATATGGTGGGATAAAGATAGGGATAAAGATCCTGCCAGCAAACGCAAGTTTGCTGACGTTTACGAACTTTTCATGCACAACGTTTTCTTTGACAGCTACCAAGAGTTTGCATTGGCCCGTGACGGGATGTTCGGGCGCATGAACTGCAAAGAGAGGTTGGAGGATTATTTTGGAATTAACCTATGACCCCCAAAGAGTTTTTCGACAAGGTATCCCGGATGCGCAAGGCGCAGAAGGAGTATTTCCGTACACGGTCGGGGCGTGCGCTTTCCGACAGCAAGAGGCTGGAGAAGGAGATCGACGACGAGATCGAGCGGGTGAACAAGGTGATTGAGGCAAAGAATAACCCGAAAATGGAATTTTGAAAATGAAAAGCAAGAGAGCAGAAGAAATATTACGTAAATATACTGAACGTATAGAAGGATTCTATGATGATGGGGATTATGAGTTAATGATTTGGCCATTGTCTGCTGGAAGAGCCGTCGAGCTTGCCGAGGAGGACATGGCCGAGAAGGCGGCGAAGGCGTTCTGCGCCTTGCATTGCCCGAAAGGATGCCCGTTCGACAACAGCGAGGAGTGCAACTCGCTCCGGGAGTTCAAACAAAAAATGATGGAGTGATGAAAACATACAGATGTGGATTGGTAGAAAACATAGTTGGATGCGAGTGGTACACAATCCAACGTCGCATATTGGGATTCTGGGTTACATACCAGAATTTTGACGATTATGCGAGCATGAAAAGAGTTGCTAATCAACTTGAAAGATTGGGCAATGTAGTAATTTACATGAATTGATATGACCTTCACAACCCCGTGTTTCGTCCGGGTCGAGGATCCGGCGGAACGAAAGAAGCTGATCGAATGGCTTGAGGAGATCGGGTACGAGTATGTGCAACCTACCAAAGAGGAAGTATTGGGAAACAAAGTAATATGCGAGTCATCGTATTGCGGTACGGCGCATGACGAACAAACATTTTCCACGGCAGAATACATTGACGCAGGCACCTCCGTCGAACTTTTCCGCGCCCTTGCCGCGATGAACGACGAGAACGACCGGGAGCAGTGGTTTGTGGTGGATAACAGATTCGTAAAGGAAATGGTTTGCGCAAAAAATAAGGTAGACTATTACTACATATTGAGTTGCTACGACCACCGCAAGGCGACCGCCGAGGAGATTGTGGAATACTTCAAAAAGAGAGAAAAATGAATAAGTTAATGTTCAACGACCGATACGGTCTTACGGAGGCGGTTATCAATGGCCGCAAGATAGAGACGAGACGTGTAGAGCCGATATGCAAGTTGGTAGACGGATTGGTTGAACTCGGATACACCCGTATTGAGGTAGTCAAAAACGGGAAGGTCCGATTCCACAATGACAAAACCGGCACCTACTTCGAGGAGAAAACACGCTACGCTATCGACGAGGTTGTGACCGTGGCGCAGAGTTACAAGGACGCTGGCATCAACCCGGACCACATTGTATCGTACAAGGATGACGATACGCCCGTGTCGGCTATTCAGTCGCCCGGATGGACAAACAAGATGTTCACCAAGCCAGACATCCACGTTTGGAATAAGGATGGCAATAGGTTCGTTTTTACCTACCTTATGCCGCACCGGATCCGAATCACCGGCATCCGTATTGAGCGGTTGCAGGAGATAACCGACGAAAGCTGCTTGCGGGAGGGAATAAGATACGAAAAGGAGTTGGCCACATCTCGGCCATACGGTTGTTCCAACGAATACGGAGCGTTTGTAGAACTTGGCAGCACTCCCCGCGAAGCCTTCGCTGCGCTGATCGACAAGGTTTCGGGCCGTGGAACATGGGAATCGAATCCCTACGTCGTTGTCTATCAATTCGAATTGGTGAAATAGCGAGATTCTCGCAAAACCTCGAAATAATTATGAAATATGGCATGGGTAGCAGTAGACAAGGATAGAACTGAAAAAATATTCAGATGTAAACCTTTTAGAAGATGTAATTATAGAGGAATAGGGAGACTATTCCCAATAGTAGTTGCCAAATACACTAAAAATAAACGCCATAAATGGGCATCAATGTGGAGTTTAGATGACAATGATGTGTTTCCGGAAGGATGTATTATACTTCCCAGAGGAAGCATTAAGAAACTTATTGGTCGAACCCTCACATGGGAAGATGAGCCGGTAGAACTTAAAGATGAATAACCATGAAAACGATCGAAGAAAGAGCAAAAGAAGCATGCAAAGAATGGGCAGGTGGAGAACTTGACGATGACATACAAGACGGATGTTTTATGGACGGATTCGTTGTTGGGGCTATGTCGGAGCGCGAAGAACTTGCCCGCTGGCACGACCCGAAGGTGGAGTTGCCGGAAACAGATGTCGAGGTGCTGGTCATGGTCCACGCGGACGGGCACACCTACGACGTGATGTGGTACGACAAGTGCGGATGGTGGCAGAAGGCCCCGGGCGGAGGATGGTGTGCTCCAAACAACGCGCCGATCGGATGGCGGTATATTCACGAACTATAACCGTAGACGTATGAAAACATGCGACGAATGCGCAAATTATGAATGCGACAACTTCGATGGGGTAGGACGTTGTAGTATCGACAACGCTATGGTGCTGCACGATGATCCTGCCTGCAAAGAATTTCACGAACAGCCGGACGACGGCGAAAAAAATAGAATAAATATGACACTAACGGAATACCAACGTCAGGCCATGACGACGTGCATGGATTCCTGCAAAAACTTTTCCTACATGATGCTGAACCTCGTCGGCGAGGTAGGCGAACTGGCCTCGAAGGTCGCAAAGGCGATCCGAAAAGGAGAGGCGACAATCAGCAACGGGCACATGCGGCATCCGTCCACCCGTAGCATTGACGACGAGCTGGAGGAGGCAATGATGCTGGAAGCTGGCGACGTGTTGTGGCAACTTGCGGGCCTCTGCTCAGTGATGTGCTGGGACTTGGAAGAGATCGCCCGCATGAACCTCGACAAGCTGGCCAGCCGGAAGCAGCGTGGCGTGATCGACGGGAACGGGGATAATCGGTAAAACAGAAGGATATGACAAAAGCAAATGTAAAGTTAGTGTGCGGCGCCATAATGATGGTAGCCCTTGTTAGCGTAGGAGTTCTTTCGTTTTCTGATGGCAGATATGCGCGGGCTGTATTCTATATGATTATGGCTATTATGTGGTCGTATATCATGATCTCCGGATATGAAGATTTACCCGAAAAATAGAACGATATGGACGATAAAAAAGAATATACCATTGCCGAAGTAAAGAGAGACAAAGCGGCTATATGTAGAAAAATCAATGATATGATTACAGATTTCGAAGCAAAATACGATGTTATGGTGCTGACATTGCATTATGAAATAGGCGAATATAAACACCGCGTAGACATGGTATTTAAAGTGGATTAGCTATGGACATCCTTACGCCTCACGAAGGCATTACCAACGAGAAGATTTGCGAGACGCAGATCGAGATGCTTGAGCGCAAGCAGAATGAGTATAAGTTGATCGGGCAGATCACGGCGGTTCCGGGCCACACGCTTTTCAAGTTCAACACCGAGACCCGGGTAGCATCAAAGGCTACGATGAAGACCGAATTACACACGCAGTTCAACCCAAAAACCGGGACGCTGGATGTGGTGAAGAAGTCCGACGTTGTAGTCTAGAAGGATTGCTACTACGAGCAGGCTTTGAACCTCAAAAACTTCATCAAGCGCCTCCGTCGCCGGGGGCTTATCGGAGAAAACGAACAAGTAAAAACAGAATAACATGAGCCATACAATCGAAGAAATGATAGCGGCGAAGGAATCACTTCGCAAGGGAATCGAGGAAAAATTGCGTGCTTTTGAAATCGAGTACGGCGTTAAGATTCAAAGGGCAGAGTATGAACCGGTATTGTATAAAGCACTGGGGATGGAAGCGACGATCGGTGAGTTTGTTATCGAGGTAAAATTGTAGTAACCATGAAAGACTTTGATTTGGCCGCCGCCAAGCGCGGGGCGAGAGTGTGCACGAGAGATGGTAAACCTGCAAGAATATTGTGCTTTGATTCTAATATGGCTTCCGATGAATACGCTACACCAATCGTAGCAGAAGTAGCCATTAATGGCAGAATGAATATTATATGTTATACTGCCAAAGGATGCTTAGACGTAGAAGGTCAAAGCAAATACGACCTCATGATGGCCGACGACGATTACCTCGAAAAGTTGGAGCGGGGAGAGCCCGACCATATCGGTGAACCCACCGAAAAGGTAGAAGATCCAATATCGCTTGGAAACAAATGGCTTAACGACACGAAAAAGGCCATATCTTCTCTTTTTGAGGACTTTGAACGTAGTTTAGACATAGAACGTAGGAAATACGAATTATCTAAATTGAAGCATGAAGCCGATATGCTGGAATTAGAACGCATCCCCGAAAACTGGGACTACTGGCGCCGGATGTACGCCGGAATGGCTATGCAGGCAGTTATACAGGAATTTCCGCAAGAAAGTTCGTGCCATCACGCTAAATATGCCGTTACGGATGCCGACGCCCTTATCGAAGAACTCAAAAAGACGCAGAAATGACAGCAGAAGAAGCGAAGAAAATCGAATTAGGTGAACTTGTTAAGGCTATTGATAGGTTGAATGATAGCCTTATTGAAGCAAAAGAGGTGCTTTGTAAAATACAATCTGCTTGTGAAGATATTAACCTAAATACAGATAAAAAAGACTACCGATCATCCGTTATTTAGGACCTTGCGGATGATAAAAAAAAGAGGCAACCCCGAAGGATCACCCCAGCCAAAACAAAGATAGTGATTTATTTCGGGTTTGCAACATGAAACGAAAAGCAAAAGGTTATCCAACAACGGCCGACTACACCGTTTGGACATTAGAACTATCCCGTCGAGAGTTGATGATTATTCTCGACGGGATTCGTTCACATAGAATAAATGCCGCAAAACTTCGCCTCCAGCATATGAGGGCGCGAAAGTTCAAGCACAAAGACTGACTACTTCGCCATTTCCTCGTTCTGAATGGAGAAGTAATCCCACACCTTCGTGTGTCCATCCCAATCCTCGTCCATGAACCAGAAGGCAATGGCCATATCGATGATCTGCGCCTCATAGCCCGAAGGATTGCTTCTTTTCAGCACGGCGCAATAGTCGTGATATGTTGCGTTCAGCGCGACGTAGAAGTCCCACTCGGTATAGTCGGAATGGATGCGGCCCCGATACTTCGAAAAAACTCCGTTCGTGTCCTCGATGGACCAGTATTCACCCTCATATCGTTTACCGTCATCGCCCTTGTGGTACATTTGATCGACCTGCCATTTGCCAAAAACTTTGTCAAAATGACGGCCGCACATGGCCACGTATGTTTCACGCATTATCTGCCAATAACTGGATTGATCCACCGGCTTTACGCGCTCTTCCAAGTATTTCGACATGGCGCAAATGCTGCCCCACATCACTTGCTCGTTCCCTTTGAATTTCGGGAAATTCTCCCGAATCATTTCTGCGTATGTCATCACTTCTTTGATTTGTTGATTTCAGCCAAAAATGAGTTTTTGAGGTCTTTTATATCATCGGCTGTGATGATGTTGACCTTATTCCCATTTACAGCGTCAAGCATTTTACCTGCAGGATGGATGTCGCCCCATTGGAACTTGATCCCTCCTTCGCTGGTAAACAGGTCTATATATTTATCCAAAAGCGATTCGATGTTGAAGCTCCCTTCTTCGTCGACAAATACGCGAAGGAATGAATCAACCATCGGGCTTTTGGAATAGTTGTCTATCATCTCGGAGACAATAGGCCGGAGCAGTTTCCCAGCCATTGAATTCCCGAGAAGGTCATTTGCTTGGTTGTTGAGCCATCTTGCGGCCTGCTGCTTGAAAATCTGTATCTGTTCCATAGTTATTTTTTACTGGTTGCCTGTCGTGCCTGCTGCTGTTTCCACCGCCTGAACTCTTCCAACTCCTCATTTTCTCGCTTCACAATGTCGTCCTTCTTGGTCTTGATGACCAGAAGCTGCCGTTCGAGGGCCTTTTTGCCTTCCTCGTCACCTGCGACGTATGGCATAAGAAGCGACATTTGGTATTTTGCCGCAATAGCCGCTACCATCTGATCTGCCTGCTGATATTCAGGATCCGAGAACAAGATTCCCTTTTGCGATTCAGTCATGCCATTCAGCTCGTCGGATATATCATCCCAAACGGTTCTTTGGCTTTGTCCGGTAGGGTATGGCACGTCTACCTGGACGCGCAACTGCTGGCTTCTCTTTAGCTCCTCAAGTTGTTTTTCGAGCTGCTGGATAGTCTCGTTTCTGTGTAATAATGGATCGTTCATGATGCAGATAATAGATTTTTCAATAAAATAGGAGAATGGGAGAAATATTCTCCCATCTCCTTTCGAGGCCTATCGACTTACTTCGACATCGTAGCCGTCGAAGCCGAAGATGCCGGGCACTGGCACGGGGTATAGCTGGGATATCCCGTAACCGTCGGGGTGTTCGGGAGCACCAGCTCGCCCTGGATCATGCGGCACGTGCGGCGATACAGGTCGAATTCGGCGTCCTTGCGTGCGTTGTTGATGTCGCACTGGATCAAGGCGTCCTGATACGGACGAATTGCCGAATTGATGGCCACCTGCGTCTTCAGCTCGTCGATCTGTGCCTTCAGCGCGTCGAAGTTGTCGCGCTGGCCCTTGTAGAGCAGGAAGTCGGCGTCGATCTGCGACTTGTAGAGCTGGAACTTCTCGTTCACGTCGAGGTTGCGGGCGTCGCGTGCCTCGTTCAGCTCCGTGATGCGGGCGTCATAGATGGCGCGGGTGAGAGCGATAGCATCCTCGCACTCCTTGCGCTCAACCTGGTAAGCCGTAGGAGTAGCGACCCCGAGGGCAAAACCCTCATTCCCGTATCGCCATCCGCCATTGCAGCCGCCGCACTTGGGAACTTTGGTGGCAAGTGCCGTGATACCGGTTGCAGTACCTGCAGCGCCGAGAAGGGTTCCCATCCAACCCCAAATGTTCTGTCCGCCTCCGGACATCGAGTGGCCCGATTCGTTGTTTTCGGTGTAAGCCATTGTTTTGTATATTTGTCCGCCTCTTACCTCTTTGGCGATTGAGGCAGTCTATGAGACTGCATCACAAAGGTGTCGTCGGGCATTTTTGAAAATTATTGTTCTTGTCCGAGTTGCGTCCGGATTGCATCCGAGTTTCGGGCAATCAGATTCCCTCTTTGTAATTTCCGCCATTCATATATTCTGTTTAGGCGCCGAACGCTGTGGTCTGAAATATGAATAAGAGAAGATATTTCCGACGCATTCAGGCCCTCGTCCATCAGGAAATGCACTAATATACACCGTGCGTCTACTACCTCGGCTCTTCGGCTTTTACCCAAAATATCGTCAGATGGTATTTCGGTGTGTTCAGATACTATTCGAAGCGTATCGATAAAAATTTTTGTTCGACACATAGGTTGGTATTGTTAAAATGATTATTTTTGTGAACTCTCTTACCATATAAAAATGGCGCCAACACGCCGCAAGGAATAAGCCCCTGCCTTGGTGTGTTGGCACCTTTGTCATTTGCGGAAGGTAAGAGAGACGCAAATGAAGGCAGGGGTTATTTCTTCCCTGCCATATATTTCATAAACTCCACAATGGTATTCCCATTTCTATTCCTATCCTCGGCTCCGGAGTTTTGAAGGCATTATCCACGCCTGCCGTGGCCGTCAGAGTAGCGAATCGCAGATCGGCAGATAATCCCACCTCGACATAGGGAGACCACCCGGCCTTTGCATAATCCGTGCCCACAATAGCGGCGAGCGACAAAAACTTGCGAGGCTGTTTTATGATCTGCATAGTCGTCTTCGTCGTGTTATATATCTCGATGAAGTCAAGGCGGGGAGACAAAGGACCTACTACCGGGCCTATTACACGGGCATAGTACGTTGAATCTCGGTACTCCAATGTTCTCTCCATAACTTCTATCGTGACACTATCTCTGACAACAACCATCCGGTCCACCGTGTCAGCCGGAGGGAATATCATCTTCGGAACATTAACTGCTATGGTACGATCTGTCACGGCAAATGGCTTCGGACGTTCGTAGAACACCGTGTCGATGCGCGTCGTCTCTACAATCTCCGGCTGGGCATAGTGACGCCCCAGCAGCCATCCTCCGAAGAAGACGGCTGCCAGCGCGATAACTGCCCATAACCACGTTTTCATATCTTACCGAAAAAGCGTAGGAAAGCGCATAAACGCCTAAACTCATTGTATGTAGGGTCGTTTTCGGCAAGGCGCGCCTCCTGCTCAAACATGGAGTTATCGTAAGCCATATCCATAGCTTCACTCCATCCATGAGTGATAAGACGTATTATCCACGTGAAAGCCGCCTCTAAAAAATAAAGTACATAGTATACAAATGGCACGGCTACGAACCACCATCCTCCGCCAAATGCTATCTGTAACCCAACCGCTACGATAAATGCCATTACCGTTATTTCCCAGTATTGTTCGCAATGGGTAGACTCATGACGTTTTACCTCATCCGATAACGGGTGAGACATTTTGCTTTTTGTCTGTATAGATCCTAACATCATAGCCGTGGGATATACCGGCCAAAGCAGGCACTTGGCCAGCCAACTGTTGTAGAAAATACGTCTCATGTCAGCATTGATTTTTGTGATACTCTATGCAGGCCATGATCGCCTCGACGTGCATCGCGGCAATCCGTTCCCGACCATCCTCCGAGAGCAGGAAACGGCAGTCTCGCTCGGTGTCCATGAAGAAGTTCTCGGTCAGCACAGCCGGGCATTTTGTGTCGCGCAGGATAGCGAAGTTGCTGTCCCAATCCGGATCGTCAGCCTTTACGCTACCCTTCCGTATCTTCCACTCCTTGCCGAACGCCGCCTCGGCCTTATCGTAGAAGATGGCCGAATAGCGGTCCGACATAGAATCGCCCATGTAGGTGTGAGCCTCCCATCCGGTGCCGCCGCCGGCATTGGCGTGGACCGACACCAGCAGGCAGTTCGACTTGCCTGCGACATTGCAGATGCCATTGGCGCGGTTGGCTCGGACATACAACGGAATGTCATTTTGCTCTGGCACGAGAATCTCGGCTACGATGCCTTTGGCTTGTAACTTGGAGAAGATGCGCCGAACAATGTCCCGGGAAAACTCGTATTCTCGAAGGCATTTACCGTCAGCCCATACCGGAGACCTCTTACCGGGCGTATCCTCTCCGTGCCCATTATCCAAAATGATCTTCAGCATGGCTACGCCTCCTTTTTGGTTTCACGGTCATACCACGTCTTAGCTACGATACCAGCGAGGAAGCCTACGCCTGCGGAGATCGTCGAGGCAATGCGGATGCCGTCCGGCAGGATGTTGAAGACTACGATCAGAGCCACAGCGGCGGCTCCCACAATGATTGCTTTCTTGGTGTTTGCGTTCATAATTTTAAAGTTTTTTTTAATAAAGGTTATTGATTGTTATTTTCTCCTTTTCCAAATGGAGGCTGTCTGTTGCCACAAGATAGATCACGACATTTAAGTATAGATAGCGCGGCATTCTTGGACGACAATGTGTCGCTCCGTTGTAGAAGCAACGCCTTCTCCTTATATAACTCCTCGATCTTTTCGTCCTTCTTATCCAACGAGGCTTTCAACTCGTCGCATCTATTCTTCCGCTCTTGTGCTATACCTTGCCATTCATCCACAATGGACTTCTCATTTTCTATTTGTTTGGCTTTCTTATTCTCGCGGTAGTACATTAATGACATTGCACATCCGCTCGTGAAAATTCCCGTTATTAATCCTACTACAATGCCGCTCCAATCCATTCAACTATCCGATTAAATACGTTACGCACACGATGATGCCGCCGAGGCACGTTGCGAGGACGTCTTTCCCGTCGGTTTTCTCGTCGATCTTCTCCTTGCCGATTCCCGCCGTAACAAATGTTACTGCAGCTGCTGACACGACCAGCCATTTGGGCGCAAATGGATCAAGGATAAGTATTACTACCGCCGCGATGAACTCGCCCAGCGTCGAGTGCTTGTACTTGTCGGCCCCGATCTTATTCAGCCAGCCGACGATCTTTGTAATGATGTTCTTCATGGTCGTCATGCCTTCTCAACGTAGATACCCACAAGCGCACTCAAATCGTGGTACACCGCCTGCCCCGTGGATCGAGTGCACTTGTAGGTAACGCCATTCTGTGAGTAGTATTTTCCCTCGAACAACTCCATATTTCCGTTGTACGGAATCGGGTCGTCCAGCGTTCCGGCTGCCGTCTCGTTGATCTCCTCGTAGAGCGCAGCCGTAAGTTCCGACGGGGCCTGATTCTCCAGCACAGTGGCAATCTGCTGGCGGACCTTGTAGAGCCGCCCTTCGTATAGCACCTTGAATCCGACGTCGAGCGACTTGCCGATGAACGAAGCCCATTCGGGATGCAGGTCTTTGATCTTCAGCGACTGCTCGTCGGATAATGACATCGTATTCACCGCCATAGTGGCGAACATGGCCACCTGCCTGATCGTCGTGTCGGGGATCGGCTCGGGAACATACGGCGCAGGTTCCGGGGTGTACTCCTCCCACGTCACCGTGATGCGATCGCCGTTGTCTGTGTAGACCTCGCGGAGCGCCCGGGGTCGTGATCTCCGGGCGCTCCGCATATTCCACGGGTTTGTACCCCATCGGACCGAGGATCTCCGGCCCGGGGTTCATGATGACCATCCCGTCCTGCCGTACCTCGCCGGGAGCCGGGATCAAATATCCGTTTTCAAGTTTTGCGTATTGCATAGCGATTGCTGTTTGTTATTCGTTGTAGAGGATCTCCGGCGCGCCGTTTGCCGCCATGTCGTAGCCGCCGATCGACTCGAACAGCGGCTCCATGTACTCGTCCGACAACGGAAGTTGCTTCGCGCTGTCGAGCCAGGAGGTTGCTACATTGGCTACTTCAACCTTATTTACAGTGATGGTTAGATTTTTAAGTTGGATATTCGTACCTCCGTAAACCGATATATAGCTATAATCACCTGAAGGAGTTACTAATAGGTCGTAAGTCCCATTTGCCGCCGGAATCGAAACACGCGATCCAGCATATAGATACGGTTCTCCTTCGGAGAAACCAGATACGGTTAAGTTTACCTTATATGTCACACCCGTTTTAATGCCCGGATTTGTTCTAATATCCAGGCTTGGCGCCCCCGTGGTAACATTATCCCATGTGTACGAATTTTCGCTAATTACCTGAAGAGGTCTTTCTTTTTGCCCCATCAGATTCTGCGGCAGGTATTCCGCGAGGAGTCCGTCCCTTTTCGCCTTCGGCACGACGTACCCCATCGGGTCGTTGTTGTTGTCAAGGGCCTTCACCTCGTCAGCGCTCATGGCGTAGTTGAAGTGCCGGTGCAGTAGATAGTCGCCTTGTAAATAGTAATTGAAATTAAAAAAACCAATCCTATAAATACTTAATTGACTCGTATCAACATCCAGGGTCTTTTTCAACTCGCCGTTTACATATAGATTGACCTGATCTGGACTTACTGAAAAAACAATATTATATATACTCCCTATTTCGTAAGGCTGATTATAGGTAGTCGTAGATCCCAAATATATAATCATTGATCCATTTAAAAGATCAACCCTAATAACTGCCCCTGTTGATGTTGTGAATGGAGTTTGCTGCGCAGAAATTACGTTCTTGGGAACAAACACGCACTGAATAGTGCATGGAACTTGTCTTAAGGCTGGATCAGTTGTAGAGAATCCGCCCTGCGCCGTGAGAGCCCCGCGCTGCATCCTCTTGGCCTGCCGGTAGGCGGCCATCTTCTGCACGTTGTTGTAGTAGTACAAAAGGCTATTCATCGTAGGTCATGTTGCCCGCACCGAACAGGATGCAGATGGTGTAACTCTTGTTTTCCTCGGGTTTCGTCCAGCCCGTGATGCTGAAATTCTCCGGGTATGAGAATTGCGTAGCCGTAGTTCCCGACGTGAAGCGAATGATCGACGGCTTCGTCGAGTTCTCGACGCTCGCAATCTTCAGCGAGGTAAGTTCGCTGCAGACGTACATCGTTCCGCCCTTGACATCGAGCGAAACGTCTGCACCTTCCACCTGTTGTACTATGGTGCCGTCGTCGGCCCTGAACTCCGAGGTGACGTACTGCTGCGTTTCGAGGTCATAGAAAGCCCAATAGGGCATGCTGTCCACCTCGACGATCTTGGGCGGATTGTCGGCCAACTCCTCGACCCGTGCCGTTTGCGTGTCCGAATTTTCCGCGGCGACCTTAAGGACGTACGTAAGCACCACGCCGTCGGATAGGATTGTGCCGTCCGGCTGCGCCGTCAGAACGGGCGTGTCGCCCTTGGGGCCCTGCGGCCCCGTTTCTCCGATGTCACCCTTATCGCCCTGCGGACCTTGGGGACCTTCCGGGCCTTGGGGGCCCATAGGCCCTTCCGGACCGATAGGGCCTTGCTCTCCCTGTTCTCCTTGCGGCCCCTGCTCTCCCTGCGGGCCGGTATCGCCTTTATCTCCCTTGTCGCCCTTTTCGCCTTTCAGCGTCACTACGATGACATTCAGCTCCTCGTTGCTCAACTCCTCCGACGGGCCATACCACAATTCGATGCCGAGATCACCCGGCGTCGTGACATTCATCTCTCCGTCGGGAAACTCACTGTCCGGGGCGTCGATCGTCAGCTTGTACGACAGAAGCCCGGGGGCGAGATTGTGGTTGTCCACGGTGACCAGCAGCGTGCCGTCCTCCAAAGGCAGGCAGTTGTGGTACTCCGTCCCGTCAAACCATGTCATAAAGGCGTTATATGCCGCCGTATTGGGCGTGGACAGCTCCAGCTGCCACGGATACTGCGGCAGCTCGTTGTTTGGGAACGAAAAGACAACGCGGAAGTCGCTTTGATAGTTCACGTGGCGAACTTCCGCGGTCCCGCTACTCTTCGGATTTGCCTGCACGACCATAGCTGTCATAGTCTTTGCCCAGCTCCAGGAAGTCGTCGCGGTGCTTCAAGTCCTGCTTGATCCACCATTCGGCCGCCTCGGGGGTGATGTTCTGACTGGTGTAAACCTTGCCTTTGTATTTGAAGGCCTTGCCACGCTTGAGGACGTAGCCGCCGTTATCTTTCTTTTCCATCATTCGAAGTATTAATATTACCGCGTCATGATAGCAGTTGGGGCAGTTGGCGTTGAACGACGCAGAGAATGCAACACCCTTGATCTCCTCCCAATCCTGCCTGATTGTGGCTTTATCGGCCACGGATAGGGCGGGCGAGTACGCCCGGTCCCTATACCATTTTGCCGATTGCATGGACTACTCCTGCGCCGAGCACAGCGTTTCCAACGCCGCCTTCGATGTCTCGTAGTCCGTCTTCCAGAAGAAGATGTTCGACGTCGGAGCCGCCGTTTCGGTGATATTGCCCGTCCAGCCGCCGGTATCTCCGCTCTTGTCCATGTTCAGGTCCACGCCAGTGGCGCCCTGCTCCCAGCCGATAACGCCGAAGGCCTGCTTGCCATCCGCGCCTTTCTCCATGTTCTCGTAGATGCAGACATACTTGTCCTGCTTGAGGCCCATGATCGCCTCGGCATTCTCCGGGCTGTCGGCCAGAAGGACCACGGGGAGCACCTTGTCCCACGCCGTGTCGTATGCGGGATTCGTGTCCGTGATGGTGATTGCCGGAGCCTCGTTCGACGGGTTCTTCACCTTGTAACCGCGTTTGGTCGGAAGCGCCACGATGTCGGAGATGATGTGTCCCTCGCGTACCGACGACCCCCAGTCGATCGCATCGCGAGAAATGAAGTAGAAAGTCTTCTCCACGCCCTTTGCGTGGGGTTCGTTGCAGTCATTCATGATGTCGCGAGCCAGCGACGAACTGCAAGCATTCAATTCTGCCATTTGCTTGATTGTTAGTTGTTAGACGTCTAATCGAGCCTATGGCAGACCTTTGCATTCTGCTTTTATGTTTCGTTTTTTCGTTCATAATTGCGTTGCTTATTCCGTCATAAGCTCATTCTTCGGAACAAATATGTTCTCGGGCATTTTAATTTCAATGCCTTGTGCTACTTTTTTCTGCCCAATTTGCTGATATTGTCCTGCACTTTAACCCTGCGCTGGCCCTTGTTGATGTCTACCACCGAAACAACGGGCGTCGGCATATTCATCATAACCCTCTCCATCATGCGCTCCATCCCGCGCATTCCGTCGCCACGCTGGGGCAGATTGGATACGTTAATGGCATTGCCTCCGCTCGATATGTTCATGGCCGAGAGCATAGATCCCCACTCATTCACAGCAGCGGCAGTCATAACTGCCTCTCCATTGGACAAACGTGCCGGAATGCTGTCCGACGTGCCGGTTCCGGGCCCGCTTACAAGTCCTCCAGCCGCGTATTTGGGTACCTCTGTAGATTTAACAGTGTTTACAGATGAAGCAATAGCCGCGGTTATTGCCGCAACACTACCTGCGACTGCTATAATATTAAACGGGAATGGGTATTCCGCGCCGCCCTGCACGGCCTTGGCGATGGCTATTGCCTGCGTCAGAATCACCTGCATGACAGCCATCGACTTCGCAAAAGCGGCGTATTTCTCGCTCTCTCCTCCAAGAGCCTCGAACATAGAAGATAATGCTCCAGCAGTTTGACCAGCAATATTAAGTTGTCTTTGAGTATTCTGAAATTGAATATTTGCAATGTCTGTCTCTGCCTGCTGAACTTTCTGTCTGGCTTCTATACGCATTGTCTGAATGTCAAGGTCCGTTTTACCAGATTCAGAATATACAGCGTCCATTCTATCCAATTGATCCAACTGCTCCTGGTATATTGCTAACATTTCCTTTGCAGCGCCTAAATCTCCATTATTTAAGCGTGCTTTTTCTATCCTGTTATTATATATCTGCTGTTGATCTGCAATTTGTTTTTCGAATTCCTTGCCAATCTCTTTGTCTGTTTTTGCCAGCTCTTTCTGCAGTTCAGATTCTATTTTTGAGGCAATTTTTCCCCAGTCCTGCTGCTGTTTTGATAGGGCAGATGTGTATTGAGATAGATTTTTCTCCCGCATTCGGTATTGCAGCTCCTCCAAACTCATAATCTGCCGGATAGATTCGGCTTGCTTATCATTTGCGGACGTTTTAAATCCAGCGGAAATAATATAATTGTCAGCATTTTTTTGTTCGGCATTTGATAGTTCTATATATGCTGCGGCCTGATCTTCTAATGCCCGTACATTTGCCATTATAGCATCCTTCTCCTCTTCTGTATATGGCCTATTTGCTGATGAAATTTGCGCGCCTCCAGTAGTAGGGGATCCTCCTGATATATAAGTAACATTAAACCCCTTGGCTATTTTTTCAAGAGCCTTTTGTTCTTCAATAATGGCTTTTTCGTATGTTTCAGCAGCAAGTTTTTGTCCGGCCGCAGCTTTAGATCTGGCCTTTAGCGCCTCAATAAAGGCGTCTGTATTGCGCACAAGAAGGTTTTCGGCATCATTCACATCCGTAACCTTCACGCCCAGCTCGTCGAAGGCGTCCTTGTTCTCGGTTATGAACTTTTTCCGGGCGTCAAGGTCGTCGCCGAGGTTGTTCCATGCCGTCTGCAGGCTCTTGACCTTGGCAATCTGCTCGCCGATGCCATATCCGCCCTCCTCCAGCGCTTTGTTGACGTTTCTTGCGGCCTCCTCCATCGTGATAGACGCCTCTTTGGCACTGAAAAGGCCTTTTACCCAGTTGGCAATCTCCTTACCAAACGCTGTGAGCAGAGTGATACCCACAACCAGCGCCGTCTGCCACGAAAAGATGGCCGAAACAACCTGCTTGAACACCGGAATCGTAGCCTTCCCCTCGGCTTTGAGGGCCTTGTTTGCCTCCTTTGCCCGGGTCAAGTCGTCGCCGAGAATAGGCAGGTTGTTCGAGATGGCCAGAAAAAACTGACTCAAAGAATTGGTGAGCGACGGGAGCTCTCGGGCAACCTGCTGAATGGAAAAAGTCAATCCCGAGAATCCCTTTGCGGCACTCGCGTAGTTGCCGACGTTGTTCCGGAAGTTCAGCACGGCTTCGTTGGCCTTGTTGACCTCGGTCTGCACCTCGGCAATCTCTTTCGCCAGTGCCTCGCCTACAGACGATTTGCGCACTTCGCCCGATAACGAGTTGTATTGGGCCGTGAGTTTTGAAATCTTCGCGTTGAGCTGGTTGATAGATCCCTCTGCCTTTACCTCCTCGCGTACATTGGCTTGAATCTCGCGCGTATATTGGTTCATCTCGCCGCGCAACGCCTTGATAAGCTGCGTTTGCTTGGCTATCCCCTCGGCATCTCCCTCCTTTTTGAACTCTTTAAGCTTGGCATTAGCGTTATCAATGGCTTTTGACGCCTCAGCCCATCCGTTTACAAGATCTACATACTTGAATTGAATGTTAATGATCTTATCGATCGTGTTTTGTGCCATGTCTTTCGTCTATTTTTTTGCGTGCTTCACTACACGCGGGTGTGCTTTCTTATAATCCGCTTTTGATAATAACCTCGGTCTCCCCGGTCTTGTCGTACACCTCCCTCTTGAACAGGTCATACTCGAAGACATACCTCCGCGGCTCCTCCGATTCCCAGTGTCCGCACTCTACTTCTGATACCGCAGACACTATTTTCAGAATAAGTGCCGGTGTGGTCATCTGATAGAACCCGATATCACCCTCGGGAACGATCCGGACATCCGAACCGGCATCGACCGTTCCGTATGCGCTGGTGATATCCGGGTTCTTGAAGTACAGCTTCAGGCTGGTGAGGTTCGAGAAGGTGATCTCGACGGGAGGTTCGGCCTTCTGCTGCGTAATCGTCACATATCGCTGCACGGAGGAGTCCTCCTCAAGGGTGATCAGCGCCTGAATGATGCGGTCCTCGGACGCGGTATTCTCATCCAGCGTAAAGGTCACGGACCTGCCGTCCGCCGAAAGTTCGATCCGGATGTATTCGAGCGGCAGAGGCATAACCTTGGGCGTGCCATTGGTCTCGACCGAAAGCGTGAACGACTGCGCATCAGAACTTACGGTTGTCTCGTATCGATCCTCGCTCCCGTTCAACCGCAGGTAATACGGCGCCGCGAGCTGACTGACGGATATTGCGCGACGCACGTAATTATCCTCCTCAAGGTCAATGACGATATTCTCATAGGTCACGGGATCAGCCATATCGTTTTTGGGGACTACAATGTCTATTCCGGAAACGCCGGATGCTTCTTGGCGGAAAGCAGCCTCCAGTCTGTTGTCCTTGGATACGATACGGGGCGTGCCATTGGTTTCGATCGAGGGATGGTACTCGGCGCCTTCAGCCGGCACGTCGGTATAATCAACATCCGCTTCTAATCCTTCAAGTTTTAGATAGTATTGTATCTCGGCCGCGAGTTGCTCAATAGATATAGTGCGTCGAACGCTATCGTCCTCATTTATACCTATGGTAATACCAACATATACCACCTTTGAAGTCTCTGTATTTTCAGGTACAGTAAACTCTATGCCTGTTATTGCAGATCCTTCATAAGTAAATTTAGCTTCGATTCGCTTGTCCTTAAGTACAATGTATGGTGTTCCGTTCGTTTCTATTGGACAATTATATGTATCTCCGGATGCCGGGACATATGGATAATCCACATTAGACTCCGCTCCTTGCAGCTTAAGATAATAGGTCGTCTCCTCGGAAGCTGCTTTCTGTTCAATTGACAATCTCCGGCGCAGTGTGTCATCCTCGTGGATGCCGACTACTACATCCTCGTATTCAATATCAGATGTGCTTGTATTTTCCGGTACAGTTATAAAAATACGATACATAGGAGGCACGTTCTCGGATATAGACGCTTCTATGCGGTCATCCTTTGATACTACATATGGGGTACCATTGGTTTCAACCGGATAGTCATATTCACCTCCCTTAGATGGAACAGTTATACTTGTACTATAAATGGTGCCTCGCACCTTCAGGTAATACGACTCCGTGGCCGCCTCCTGCTTCACGGTGATATACCGAACGATGCTCGGATCTTCGACCAGTCGGACGGTCAAGGTCCCGTTTCGGGCCTCCCCGGCGTTCGAGGCCACGGCGATGGAGATGGACGTATTGTTCTCCGACACAGAGGGCGTCAGGAAGGAGGCGCCATTGGTCAGCACCTCCACCGTTCCATTGGTTTGAATCGGGACAGACAATTTGTTAGCGGAAGCATTTACAGAAACTGTATAATCATCATCCGATCCATTAATGGTGAGATAGTAATCTATCTGCTCTGCAGCTTGCTGTGTGTATGTTATCTGACGGGTAAGCAATACACTTTCCCGAATACCTATCACAATAGGCTCATACGAAACCTGGTATATACTGGTATTTTGGGGTATTACTACCGTCATGGAATAAATTGGTCCGCTTCCTGATATGGAAGCCTGGAGTCTTTCGTCTTGCGAAATAATATAGGGCGTGCCGTCCGTGTCTATACGAACGGAGTAGCTTCCGCCCGCAGCTTCAATAGACGAGTAGTCTATATCTGCGGCTACACCTTGAATTTTGAGGTAATATTCCTTGGGAGCTTCCGACATATATATGTCGCCCTCGACAATCTGCTTTTCATACAAAACACGGCCAATAGCGGTAGTCAGAGTATATCCATCCAATAAAGGATAAAGGTTATCTCCATCAAGGCCAAATGCCGACATGATGTCTTTCTGTGATATTCTGGCCACGCCATTAGTAAACTGGCAGGATATAGTGGCGGTATAATCTGATGCCGTAAATTGAACGTCCTGAAGCATTGATCCAGCCAAAGAATAGTATATGATAACGTCGTATATCTTGGCTACAACGTTGATTTTTATGAGTTGGCAGTCACATATACCGTCCTCTCCCGTCTCGACGGAGTATATGGCAAACAACGCTCCGAACTGATCTATGAATACCGGTTTGGCATAGTCGAGGTTGTAAAGATCAAGCGGAGACAATTTGGCCCTGACAGATATAACACGCACGCGGTCCACAATATCCTTATAGGATGCGTATCTCTTGGCTACAATGCCCTGATCCCCGCCAAACTTCATCCATGAATCAAAAGACCCGATGCACTTGACAAATCCATCTATTACAGCGCCACGCCCCGACAAAATACGCGCCGAGCATTCGGAATAATCTACGTCTCCGTTTTCCTGCTTCTCGTATATCGGGACCATCGCGCATGTTACTCCGTCCGTAGATTCGTTTTCAGACGCCGAGAAAGGCAGAGTTACCAACTCTGTCTCCTTGTCTATATTCGCATTGCGGATCTCTATAACTCCGGAGGTGTCTGATGTAACATCGTCGTCATTCTCATAGTCGAGGGTATTTCGTTGAGCCAGCTCTCCGATTGTAAACTCCGATGTGTCGGGCATATCTACTCGGTTCATATCGTTGAGAACCACTTTGCGGCTCCAATCAACTACTTCATAGTTCTTTGCCTTATCAGCAATGTCGTCGATACTGATAAACCGTATTGTATCGGGGGACTTGGCGTCCGGATATGCAAAAAGTCCATTCATGGACATGAGGCCCATGACAAAATCGCCCTGTGACATATCGGGTAGATTGGGAGCAACGGGATAAGTGGTAGGGAAAACTACATCATCCCAGTCTCCGTATGCCTTTAATATACAATTAGTAGGAGTTACAGCTCTCGGATAATATATCTCATTATTTTCTGTTATAAGATTTATATATATACTTTCTATATTCTCTACGTCTATACCTGCGTAAATTAACGGGAAAACATAACCTCTATATCCTGATTTAGTTGATTCTTTTTTGAATATTACATTCCCGTCTTGGTCTAAAGCCCCTAAATATAGACTTTCGGGAGGATCCTCTGTCCCCGTATCTGATAAATATATGTAAATTCCTTGTGTAAAATTCTCATCTCCTGATATTTGAATTACAAATTTATTTGTACCTGATGTTGAAATATGTGGTACAGAGTCTAATCCGGATGTAAGAATATTTCTTGGGTCTTCTTTTGCTCTAATCACTAATATGGTCCCATCAAATAAAGTAGCAATAAGTGCTTCTTTTTCATTGCTAATATAGTCCCCGTTATCACTTACCAGCGGCACAATAGGCCCTAAATTGGGGCTGTAAGCAAGTCGTTCCTTACCGTCAATGGTGATTCCGTGCTGCTTCTCTATGGCCTCCAAAATAGTCATAGCCTGAACGCTGGGATGTATGTATTTGGGGTCTTTCAGCCCCATACCAAAGTTCACGCCCCAATATGCCACGCCGGGGTACTCGTTTTGAGTATTCCCGTCCAATATCGTGCTGTTTTCGTTCCAGTCGATATGCCCGGCGCCCAGGTCCTCGAGTTGCGGGCCGAGATCCTGCAGGTTATTATCAAAAAGAGGCTGGAAGTTATCGACGTTACCCCAAGTAAGAGTGACGTTGATAGCATCGGATATATCGGTTACAACGGCAAATCCTTTAGTGAATAAGGGCACTCCGTTCTGATAGAGGCGCGCCGGCAGTTTTACATACGGTGCCGATGAATTAACGTCTGTCCGCTGCGATTGCTCCACGGCACGGATATTGGTAGGAGATAGCGGCAGTGATATGTTGTACGATCGGTTTGACTGGATGCTGTCAAGGTCTGAAAATATCGGGCTTTGATACAGCAACGTGATAGCCTCATCCGTGTTGAGATCACACAGCGTATCGTTAATATATAGTTCGTATGTTGTCATAAGTACTCATATTTTACTACCTCAATCTCAACATCCTGCATCGGCACACCGGAATCTTCTATCTCCGAGTCTTCAATAGAGCATCTGACCCAGTCTTTGACATCCGGATCGTACATGAAAAGTTCCTGGCATCCAATGATTGTACGGCACATATTGTATATGTCCTTATCGACAATGCGGCTGTGAAGGGTATATCTTTTACCTATTGTCTTGCTATGGACATAAAAGGGTGTAAGTGTTTCATCGAGTTGCCGATAGGTAGAGTTTACAGACATTTCGTCTGTTTCTATCTCCTGCGTCCATCTGTACATATATGGAACGCCCGCGGCATCCTTCCATTTAAGAAATACTCCGGATGCGCAGTAATCATAAATGGTTTTGATTGTGAAATCCTGGCTGTCGGGATTTACACCTATGCCAATAGGTTTCCCGAGGTCGCTCCCCGAAATAATTCCAGGATCAAAGGTCACAATAGGACCTCTATTGCTGGAACCGATGCTCTCTCCCGATTGCGTCACTACATATATTTCACTATTGGTAGGGTAGAATAGAGACTGCTCCAGGCCTGCATTAGGATATACCACGACTACCGGCATGCCTGGATACAAGCTTTTGTCGTACATCTTGATCTCTCTGTTAGCATACCCCACAATAGGATATATATTCGAGAATGGCACGGATGTTTCGCCTACCGTGATATTACCAGCAACCGCATCTCCATCTACTCCGGAGATCATCGATTCACATACCGAGCCTATAGGGAACACCACGACACCTTTGGCGTCTGTTTTCCGCGTCATATCAACGGATATGTCCGGTCGAGAAAGATTATACATCGACAAGGTCACATCTTCATTGCTTTTGAGTGATTTAACCTCCACCTTGAAGTATGCGAACCGACCTCTGGTCTCAAAAAAGGTATTCGGCCCGGTATAGGTAAATGTTTCGTTTGACGACGTTGTCATAGTGTCTCTATTTTCTTACTCAAAATATTGTATATCGAATTGTCGAGCATATCCGTGATTCTGTAATCTACTCGCTGCACGGCTTCCGGGAGCAGATCCTTCATGATCTCCGTTCCTCCCCCTTCCTGATATAGTACTGTACCGTGATCCCATACATTTGAAGCCACTCTCCAGGCGTCTATAGACCCGGGTTCAAGAAGCCATCTTGTCTCTTTGGCACGGGCCCATCGTTCGATGTTCTGCAAAAAGGACTGAAAGCTGCCATATTGCTGCTGCACATCCTGCGGAGACTGTCCTTCATCTATGCCTGCGATACCTTCACGCCCCACAAATGACACGGTAAGTGCACCGTTTCCCTCTTCGGATATTGTATTTAGGCTCCTGGCCGTTTCCCCGGTGGTCTCCTCGGGAAGACCCAATGAATTGACATCGGCGCCGCCGTTTCGGGTCTTGGTCATCATGTTGAAGGCGATCTTGTCTGCCAAAGGGCGAAATTCGTCTTCACAGATGGCTATGATATCCTCGGGGCTGAAGAAATCTTCTATACGCCGGATGTCATTCATATCAGCAAATGTTGTATGTCATGGTGACCGTGGCATATACGCCGGCAGCCAGGCTGTCAAATATCGCGTAATAAGGAGTCATGTCCGTAACGCGATCTACTTTCACGCCCATGCTTCGCAGCCGATTGAAAAAGGAAAACGCAGCATCTTCCATCCGTCTTACTACCGGCAATACGTCCTCCTGCGTGCTTGGCTCCGGAATTCCAAGGGCATCCATGAAGTACAGGCGCCCGGTTCTTGTCCTTTCGCCGGTTATTCTTGTCTCGCCGATGGTCTCATCAAACTGACGCAGAAGTACGGGATATTGCGTAACATTGTCCATAAGACAATTGGCCTCTCCTTTACGGGCGTACATATACGTGCAAAGGCCCTCGGCCTCGGCACACTCCTTGAGTATGTCGTTTATGTCCTTCATCTGCGTCTAATTTTGGGCATCGACAACTCATGCAGCTTTCTTTGCTCCAAGTTGTCGTTTTTGCATGATTCAAAAGCTTCATAAACGTCCGCCCATTTGGTATTCCAGGCGGCAGGCTTGTTTACGGCCCCGTTCATGAGCTGGCAATACTTACGAACCACAGAGACAAGCCCCCGGTTCGGACGTTTGATCTGTGCCTTGCGTTCGTTGGCCGAAAGCGGCATTTCAAGCCTTTTCCATGCCTTGCTTATCTGCTCGAGGCCCAGCTGTACGTCCATGAAGTACTTCTGTGCTCGGATGAATCGGAGACGGCCGATCTGCTTTTCATCTACCGAAAAACCTTCGCTCCAGTCGGGGCTCCCATCAGGAAGGCGTCTTTTGAATGTCACAAGCCCAAGCATAACACCCAGGACGATACAGAATGATTGGTACGAAGGATTGCGGACCTCTATGGCGTTCAGTTCTCCCATGGTCAGCCCTTCAACACCGCGTACCTTGATTTTCTTGTCGAACCAAAATGGCCTTTTCATGCGTACATAGTCCACGGATGGGACATCTTTGAGAGCCTCTACAATATCCTTTACAGCGAGGCGGAAAAGCGCATTGTCGCGCAGAACTACGTCCTTGACGGTATCTTTGGGGTGGATTCTCATAAGTTGAACACATTAACACGGCAGAAAATGTCGTCGCCCATATTCGGAGCGAGCTCTACGTCCTCCGTGGTATTGATAATATCCCAGCACTCGTCGCTCATATCGTTCCACACTCGGGCGAGGCGCTGGGCTGCAGATACCCGTGTGCTGTTCTCGGTGTTCTTCACCTTCTCCCCGGCGATCGTGTTGAACGTAACCTTATCCCGGGAATACATGAAGTAGACATACTTCGCGATTACCGACGTGCCCTCCTTGGGATTGGCGAGGCGCTTCTTCAAAGTAGGGTATTGGTCAATATTATTGGCTACATCATTCCCCAGCAAAGCCCGAAGAAAGCGAGGCTCGAATTTGCGGATATAAGCCTTTATCTCGGTCATGATCTTTTGAGCATTCACCGTAGGCTGTCCACTGCTCATTACATCTATTCCAGCGACAAATGTCTCCGGATTTGTGAAGTATCTCTCGTCGATAATCATGGCTTTGGTTTTAAAAAGAGGGGCGCCGGTTGCGACGCCCATCCGGTTGATGATCTATGACTATTTGATCCCCTTTGCCGATTCGGAGGCGTATGCCGCCTTGCCCGACTTGATCAGTTTCTCGGCGTGAAGAGGGTGGACCTCATACTCATTGCCCTTCGGCATATGCGTACTTTTGCCGGTTCCGACAACCTTCACTCGTTCGCTCAAAATTACCTTCTTCTTGTCCATAGTCTTGTCTGTTTTGTAGTTTTACTTCTGTTTTGGGAGGTTAGGCTGCAGGTTTCTCCAGGGCGGCCATAACCGTTGCGAACTCGGCGTAGACGATCGAGCCGTTGTCCACGTCACTGTGGTACGAGTGCAGGCGCATCTCAGCGATCACCGTGACGAGGTTCTTGCGGAAGTCGTCGTTCTCCCATCCGTACTCCAGGCGCAGGGCTTCGTAGGGGCGAACAGTCCACTTGGACGAATCCATCAGCAGGAACTTGCCCTTCTCGATGCGCGTGGTCTCGATGATCGTAAGGCCGCGCATGATGGCCATCAGCTCGGCCGAGATGTAGCGGCCCGTCGTGTCCTTCGTGAGGTCGATCATGGCCTTGTCCACCGGATTCACGAACAGGATGTTCGGCGTGTAGTTGAGCATCCGGAGCTGGAGGATGGCGGCACGGATGGCGTCGGCGTAGTTCGGCGTTGTGATCTTGTCGTCAAGATCAGAGGAGGTGTAACCGGCGGCACCCACCGTGATACCCTTGATCTCACCGCTCGATCCGGTGCCGGTCAGCAACTTCTCATCGACAACCTTCATCAGGTCCTCACGGAGCAGGCGGTTGATCTCGGCCCGCATGAAGGGAGCATCCGACAGCATCTCCGTCGATACCTTGCACGATACGGCGATCTTCTTGGCCTCCGAGGTTTCGGTCTCGTAGTTCCAGTCCTCGAGGGGTTTCATAGCACCCTCCTCGATGAATGCGGCGCCTCCTTCCTTGTCCACGCGGTTCACCCATTTGATGATCGGCGACGAAGTGCTGCCCTTGGCCAGGCGCGGATAGATGGCATTGGCCTCCTCCGGCGTAGCGTGGATCGTTCGATCCACCTCCACGTTCCAGGCCTCGATGGCCGGTTTGGCATTGGTCGTGGTCATCAGCGCGGCGTCCTTCAGCACGATGTCCCGGCTTACCGACTGCTTCTTCATCGCGGCGTCGATGTTGGCTTTGTCCTCGACAAAGGACTTGATCTGCGCATCCAGCGTTTCGGTGCGTGCCGAACCTGCGCCCTTCATCATCGTGAGTGCCTCGCCCTGCGCCTTGATGGCCTTCTCCAACTTCTCCAGCTTCTCGCCGGTGATGCCGACCTTCTCCAGCTCCGATTTGACGTTTGCGGTGATCTCCTCGCCGCTCTTCATGTTCATGGCCATATCCTCGATGGCCGACTTGATCTGACCCCAAATCATTTCGAGGCCCTTCTTCTCGTTGTCCGTCAGATTCACCCCTGCGGGCAACTCCAGATCTTTCACTTTGATCTCCATAGTTTGTGTGTTTAATTGTTTGACATTTGCCCGATTCTCTCCATGATTGAGGGGTGAGTGAGTGGTTCTTGTACCGGCTCGGCTGCTTTCAACCTTTCGAGTATCTGTTTCTTGATTTGCTCTTTGCCTTTTTCATCGGCGCCGTCGTATACGTCGAAGAGGGCCTTCATGGCTCCCATGTACTCGGTCTTCTCGTTGCACCCGAGCGTGACAACCGAAATCTCATGCAGGATGACTTCCTTGACGATGTAGGCGTCGAGGTTCTCGTCGTACTCCATCTTGTCCCATACGTACTGGTAGCCGAAGGAGAACTGGTTGATGTCCCCGTCGTTGAGCTGATACCATGCCCGCTTGGCATTGGGCACGGCGTCGAAATTGGAGAGCTGTACCGTAGCGTAGGCTCCATCCTCCAATTCCTCGATAGAGAGCACCTTTCCGATCGGGTCGGACATATCGTGCTGCCACAGAAAGGCGATCTTCCGGTTGGTAGACGATTCGGGTCCCCGATCGTTGATGGACTTGGCGAAGCACCCTTTGATCAGAATGTCGCCCGCGGAATCCTTATTCCCGAACGACGCGAACTTCACCCGGATGACGTGCTTCTCGTCATCCATGATGTCGGCCTTCGAAACCGCGAATTCCTTGCGTCCGATTCCGGTCATCGACTGCCTGCGTTCCTGTATTTTCTGCGAAATATCCATAGCTATGCGGTATAATTGTTCATTCTATCCCTCGCCTCGTCGAGCGTCATAAGCCCCGACTGGACGGCGATATTTAGCGACGAAAGCAGGCGTTCGAATCCTTCCGCCTCTTTCTTCTTGGCGTCCTGGAACAGGTCGAGGTGGTCGTAGAATGCCTGCACGGTGAACTGCTCGTTCTCGTAGATGCCATTCATCACCTCCATGATGTTCTTGGATGCGGGGATAATATCGTTGTTGTAGAAGTCGAGTTTGGCTTCCGACATATTGGCGTAGGTGCTGCCTTCCACGTCGAGCAGGATGCTCGGCACCTGATAGGTGTAGGCCATATCCCGCTTGCAGTTGCGCTGAATATCCGAAATACCGAGGTCAGCAATGGACGAAGACACCGGAACGCAAGCCACATCGTATCCGGTGATGGCGTACTTCATCTGCCCCCGTAGGACGCCGTATTTGTTGAGTTCTTCCCGAAGGTCCTCCTTCTCGCTCTTGGTGGCGGGCATCTGCGTATCGAGGTCCGGATTGCTCATCTTCATGGAGATGATGCCCAGCATACCGCGGTTCCACAGCAGCTCATTGACCGCCTCGTAGGATGCGATGAAGGTATTGATGGGCTTCTCCAAATATTCAAGTCGGGACACGGCGCCGCCCATACGGTTAAGCGAATAGGTCACGTCGTTTACGACGAACATATTCTCCGGGGTTACGGTGTAGTTCACGCCGTTCAGCGTCAGCGTGTAGCTATCCACGTCGGCAAGCGGCGCGAACGTGGGAATAATGGATGTTTTGAGGTTCTCCGTGACCAGCTCGTTGGGTACGACGTACAACTCGAAGTCCTCCATGCCCAGCGCCTGCACCTTGCAGATATAGGCTTTGCCGTAGATCTGCGAGAAGAACTCGATCATGCCGACAAACTGGGAGAGGGTCTGATACGGATTCGGCTGTTTCATCCGATCCATGATCTCCGGACGTTTTACGTCGTTTCCTTCCTCGTCCACAACCCAGAAGCGGGCCGACGTGATGGCCGAAACCTTCTTCGTCACAATGGAGGTGAGAATGGAGCATCCGGCAAATGCCAGCGACTGACCCAGCACCGTGGATGTGTCGATATACTTTGCCTGGCTGCCGAATAGCCGGAGGATGTCTTTAGTTGTCGCAGTCGCCGGGATAAACCGATCGGTCGTCTTCAACTCCTTTTTGCCACCAAATGATATGTCACGTCCCAATATCTTCATGCTGCGATATTCTTTTTGAACACCGCGAGTACGGCGTAGCGAGCCGCATCCCACAGGTGGTTGTTCTTATCGACGGGGCGTCCCGTCTTGATTCCATTGATCGTCTCCCAGACGTAGGAGTTCGCCTCATTGAGCATATTGCGAGTGCGAACGCAGTGAATCCGGAAGTTCTTCATGTAGGTGATGCCGTCCACGATGCTGTCCGGGCGTTTCTTGACCTTGTAGACATTCAACCCGTGGCTCTGCAGCGACTGAACCATGCCGAGCGGGTTGCGGGCGTACTTGTCCGAGGAATCGGCGAAGACGTGCCGGTGGCCGACGATAGGCTCGACGATTTTATACAGCGTTTCCGGATCATCCACGGGAGCGTAGAATCGTTCGTGGATATAGAGGTCATGCCCACGGGCGCCTACATGCACAATGGCCGTCGGGTCGTCCGTGAATCCGAAGTCCATGCCGAAGGCCGTGTATTCGAGATCGTCGGGGAACTCGTCGATCCAGTCGATATTTGGGAACACCAGCCCCTCCTGGGCGGCCCGCTGGCCGAGGCCGTATACCTTCCATCGGTACTCGTCGGCCGTTCCTGCGGCGATGTTCTCCGGGGTGGGCTCGTAAGATTCGATCGTGGCCCGAACTCCAGCCGGGCAGAAGGGGTTATCCTTGTACGTCGTCTTGGTGAAGATCGTATCGGGCCGTCCCTCCATGTCGAACACCCAATGCTCGGTATACTTGGGGTTCCAGTCGCCGATGACCATCGTCGTGCATCGCATCGTGATATTCTCATACTGGGCCTTCGACACGCCGTCCAGCATCTCGTTGAAGTAGATAATGTCGCAATCGTGGCCCTCCTTGACGTCCATCTTGTCGAGGCCGCGGAAGCGAATGACGCTGGATCCGATCTTGTATTCGGGGAGGATCTTCTCTCCCGTCATGGCGTCCGGGTCATATACGCCGCGAAGCTGCAACTTCTTCTTGAAGTCACCGAGGGCCTTCTCCTTGCATTCGGCAAGCGTTGCCCGGTATACATATATAGAATAGGAGCGATCCCCGGCCGCGCAGATGTCGTACAGGAAATCGAAGGTGTCGTAGGTCTTGCCGGAACGGGAGGACCCCTCGTTGAACACACGGAGGACCACGCCGCTGTCGCGGTACTTCATGAAGAAGTACATCATGATCTTGTATACCTTGCCCCGATATGTCTTGACGTCATTCATTACCGCTTCCGGTATAGTTCTGTTTTCCGATGGACTGAATGATGGAAGCGGCTGCCTCGTCTATGGTTACAGAAATGGCCGGGCCGGCAGACTGAATCTCTTTGCCGTTAGTGGTGATGTCCTGGCGGTCAGCAAGGCGAAGGACACGGGAAACAATAGAAGATTCGTACATCCCGACCATAGCTCCACGGAGCTGGTCGGCCTCGATATATTCCCGAATGCGCGTGATAACGTCAGAATATTCGGGCTGCCGTCCGTAGTTGTAGAAGCACTCCCGGCTGATTCCGGCGAACTGGCAAAAGTCAGTAATTGTGAGCGGACGCTCCGTGGGAAGGTCCAATACTTGTCCGGCCGAGATCTTCTTGATTTTGATCGGGTGGTTGTCAGCCCATGCGACATACTCTTCGAATACTTCCTGAATGGATTCAGGATAGTACGAACGAGGCTTCCCCACTTTGAGGCGGGGAGAATCGCCGGGTTTTACTCTTAATTCCAGCGGAGAAGGCGGTGGTGTAACAGGTACTGGCATAAAAAATAAGTCTGCGGCCGGATGATGACCACAGACTTATCGAAAACCCAAACACAATCCTATCCATCCTATGAATAGTCCGATATTCCGTGAGCTGCATCATCACAGCTTCTGATACAAAGGTGGGGTCAGGCATTTTAGATTCAAAGGATAAATTGACTTTTTTGCAATTATTTTCTAACTGTTGCCTGAAAAATGATTTTAACATTCACATATTAATTGATTTATAAATAGTTATAGGCATATAAAAGTCAGCTTCCCAAGCTGAGGGTCGCGGGTTCGAGTCCCGTTTTTCGCTC